ATACATGCCGATTGCCCGTCCATACTCGAACGCGTCGCGTCCAGCAGGGCGCTCCAGCGCATCGCGCGCCAAGCGCGCTTTCTCGTTCTCGAGGCGCTGGATGTACTGCTCGATCCTCACGCAGGCGTCCGCTGGCTGGGCTTGGTCATCTTCGGCTCATAACCCATCTTCATGAGCTTATGCATGTTGGTATTCTGAGGGCCGCAGCCGGAATTGTGTCTGGCAGCTTTGCTCTCGGTGTCCTTCTTCATCACAAACCTCCCGGGTTGGGGTTGATGCCGGTGCCAGTGCGCAGGTTGCCTCGATCTCCGGCGGCGATCTTAGCTGCGGTTATCTCTTTAGCCGTGAGGTTGTCAGCGGCGTTCATGGCCATCTTGGCTTCGCGATCGGCGGCTTCATCTTCGCGTTTCGCCTCGATCTTGCTAGCCTCGACCTCCAATTGCTTTTCGCGGTACTGCTGATCAGCTGCCAAGCGCTGTGCTTCGAGGTTGAAACGCTGCTGCGCCTCCTGCGCTGCCTGCCCCATCTGCTGCAGCTTGATCTGGCCTTCGGTCTGGATCTTCTGGCCTTGCAGCTCGATCTTCTTGGCCTCAAGCTCGACGAGCGGATCGCGCGGCATCTGCGACTGCATTTGCTGCTGGATCTGCGCCAGCATCTGCTGCGCCTGCTGGATGACAGGGATGATCTGGCCGAACACACTGCTACTTTCGCCGATGACGTAGGCCGACGCCTCGGCGAGCATACGATCCAGCTCGGGCTTGGCTTCCGGCTCCTCGTTGATGTCGCGCATCAACTTGTTGACATCCTCGCCAAGCGCGGTGCTGGCGATGTTGGCAGTCGAAGCAACGTACCACAGGACCATGTGCTCGCGCAGGTGGTTAAGCATGATGGGAAGGAAATCTGGCGCGAAGAGAGGGTTCATGCCGAAGGATGGCGACGTCATGAAAGCCAAGTGCGTCTTGAGATGGGCGATGTGGTCTTGATCGGGGAAAGCCGTGATCGGACGGCCCAGAGACGCAGCCACGTTCTCGTTGACCGCGTTCTGCTCGCGCGGCTCTAGGGGTGGGTTGAGAAGATCGGTAGCGTTGGGAATCTTGAGCGTAGCCAGCAAGCGCTCCTCGACCTTGCGCAGGTTATAGAGCTGAGGCAAGGCCGCGGCGCGCTGGGCGACAGCCTGCACCTGCGCGTAGCGCTGCGTCTCGCTGAAGATGTTCGGATCGCTGACCGGAACGACATCCAGCTCACCATCGAAGTCCTTACGACTGGCGATCAGCTCGCCTGCCTCGCGCTCCAGCCGCTCCTCGTCGAGATAGCTGCCGTTAAGACGGTCGAGGATGCGCAGCATGCGCGACATCGACGAATGCAGGCGAGCGTGGATCGATGAATAGACGGCCGCGCCCTGCTCGATCAGAGCAAGCGTAGTGCCGACCGGAGCGTTAGGGTTGTAATCTGCCAGACCGTCAAGACTGGCGCGCACGACGCTCTTGCCTGCATCAACAAGAAAGCCGAGCAGCTGGAACAGCACGGGCGACGGCTGCGGATAGGGCAGGGGCATGGCCAGCTTGCGCACGTCATCGACGTTAACGCCGCCCTCGATCTCGACGATCTGACCCGACTGGATCTTGAGCGACTGGCCGCCAATGCCAGCGCCCTTGAGCTTCACCATCGTCTGGCTATTGGCGATGAACGCGCTGTCGAGCAGCGCGCGCAAGGCGCCGGTAGCGGCACCGCTCAGACTGCCGATGATGTGCGGCAGGCCGATGGCGTAGGCACCGCGCCAAGGAATGAAAGGCCATTCAACAAACCAGTCGATCTCTGTCTTGCTCTCGTCACCCTCTTCCCAGTTACGGTAGATCGAGAGCACCTTGCCTGAGGCCTTATCGATGCTGATGATGTAGGGCGCCGGACCATCACCCTCGATGTCCGCCATCGCGAAGATCTCGAATATCGTGCGCAGGCCATCCTCGTTGTAGCCGCTAGCGCTACGCCCTTCGATCTTATCGTTGGCCTTGCCGCTCTCAGACTGCTCAGGCTCCAAGCCGGCGGGCACGAGATCGACGTCGCGATACATGCCTGATTTGACGCGTTCCTCGAACGTGAGCTGGGTGACGTACTGCACATGCGTTTTGCGCTGTGCGGTGTAGAAATTGGTCGCAGCGTAAGGAAGGTAAATGTCGTCGATCGGCACGAACAGCGGCTCTGGGCGGTTGCGCTTCTCATCCCACGTCAGTTTGAGATACTGCGAGCCGCCCATCGGCACCTGCGTGATAAGCTGCTCCAGCTCCGCACGGAAATCCGGGCATTGAACGGTCAGCTGCCAGTTGATCAGACGCACCTTGCGCTCGGCCTTGGCCAGCTTCTCCGGCGTGATCGGAGGGACGACATTGTCCTTCGCCGGGCCGCTAGGTGGGAACAGCTCCTTCATGACGCGAGCTGCGAAATCGATGCAAGCCTCGGTCATCATGGGATGGACGACCCTACTCGCACCCTCAAAGTCAGCTCCGCCGGGCGCGTCATTGCCGAGGCCAGTGCGCCGCAAGCCTTCCTCGTACTGCTCGTCGCGCTTCTTGCGCGCCTCCTTGTCCTTGGCGATCAGATCGAGAAAGGTAGAGGCCAGACGGTCGAGCTCACTTTCCGGCAAGTCCAACGCGAGGTTGCGCATGAAGTCGCTGTCGCGCTCAGGCTCGTCCTCATCGAGACGGATAATCGCCCCGCCGTCGGGCGTGTCGATGACATCGACGATCTCATCGTCAATTTCGACCATCTCACCGAGTTCGTCTTCGTCCATGCCCGTTCTCTAAACAGCGTAAGGGTTGCGCACAGGCTTTTGGGGAGGCAGCACAGTCGCAGGTTCGTTATTCTTTAGCACCGTTACTAGCCCCTTGTCGATACACAGCCGAACAGCCTGCGTCATAGCGTCGACGTAGTCGTCGTGGCGAAGGCTGCGCGGGCCGGCAAACGCGCACAACTGAGCGAGCATCGGCTCCACCCACGTGCGCGGCCGCCCGGGCTGCTTCTCACTCTCGGGTAGCCATACGCGCTTGCGACGGAAAATGTGACTGACCATGTGCAGGCGCGCTAGCTTGTCGGCCTTGCCCGGATTGTAAGCGTAGGCGAATATGCCCTCGCGCTCTAGCATCTGGCGCAGGCTGATGCCGCTGCCCTTATCCTCGATCAGGCACAAGTCTGGCTTGCGCCCAGACGTGCGAGGCTTGTCGCTGCCGAACATGGGTTTGATCAGCGCCGCGTCCTGATCGTCGCCGTAGGACACCTGCAGCTCGCGCTTCACGCGCTTGATCAGTTCGGGCATGCCCAGCCGCTCGCTCCAACAGTCGAGCACCATGAGATGCCGCCCGCCTTCCTTGTCCGAGAAACTCCCCAGCACGACGCACGCGGTGCTATCCGGATCGCCGCTGCGCTTGTCGAGCGTGGCTTCGGTGAAGGCGGTGTCGAGGGACATGACGATGTAGTCGAAGGGCGGCAGCGGGCGGTTTGCAGGCCAAAGGCGGAAATCGCTGCGCTTGATGATGCCGCTCTCCTCGGGATCGATCAGCTCGCCATAAAGCTCCTGCCGCCCGAGCGCCGTGCCCTCGTACTGCTCGAGTTGCCGAAAGAAGCTCTCCGGCAGATTGGCGCGATTGTCATAGGTCGAGCCGCGCACGATGATGCGCCCCTCCTTGGGCGCGATCAGTTTACGAATGATGTCGCGCGGCTTGGGTGTCGTGGTCCACAGGATCTGCGGATGCGGGCCGAGACGCATGCCGAAAGCGGCCATGTCCCACACCTCCTCGGCATATGGCCATGCGGCCAGTTCGTCATACCAGCCGCGACAGTGCTGCGGGCCGCGCAGACGCTCGGGCTTCTCGGCGGTGAAGCCCCGGATCGTGGCAGTGCCACCAGCGCAGTTGCGCATGGTGATCATAAGGACGTCCGACCTGTCGTATTTAACGATCAGCTCTGGCGGAATGACCGATAGCAAGCCGCTCTTGCCCTCGAAGCAAGTGAAGCGGACATCCTGATAGGTCGGCGCGATGACGCAGCTGGGCAGGCCGCTCGGATCCTCGTAGACCGCTCGGCCGAGCCACTCCGCGCCTACGCGCGTCTTCCCGTATCCTCTCCCCGCCAGAAACCCGATCTCTGTCCAATCGCCTTCCGGGACTATCTGGTCGGGCCGCGCTGTCGCCAGCCAACGGCTCTGCCACGCGATAAATGCGCGCTGCCTCTCGCTGAGTCGGTTGAGGGGGTTGTCAGTCACGCTCCCGCTCGTAGCATCCCCACATCTGGAAAGTGTCTCGTTGAGTCCATAATCTAGCTTTTCTTGTCCGGCAACTCGCCCTGATCGATCAGCTCCATGAGCAAAGAAACGGGGCCTGGGATCGAGCGCTCGCCAGCCTCGTAGCGCCGGATCGTGCGCCCGTCACCGATGCGCAGCAGCGCGGCGAGGCGAGCCTGCGAGAGGCCCGCCCGCTCACGAATAGCGCGGAATTGCTCAGGCGTCATGTCTTGATTATCTGCTCACCGCTACCAGAACCGATAGCGAGCGCGGATCTTATCGATATGCTCTACGTCACGCGCGCCGAGCCCGACCAGCGCGTATCCCTGCACGTCCACAGCCCACACAGGATAGCCGGTGTCGACATCGTCAGGGATCGGCGCCGAGGGCAGATTGGAAAAATCGATGTAATCCTGCGCGTTGATATAGCCGCCGAGCTCAGCGCGGTATGCGCCGAGTTCGACCAACAGATCGCGCAGCCTGCGCACGTCCTGCAGATCCCAAGCGCGGATCTCGGCGGCGACGATTTCAGGATCACGCATATTGTCCTCCTTTCCTCGATTATCCGGTTGGCATTCGGTCACGCGCGCTCCTCGAGCAGGCCATTGTCCTTGGCCGCGTAGTAGTCGCGCTTGAGCGTGTCGATGATCATCGCGGCCACCACCACAGCCTCATCGAGGCTCTCAATGCCGTCCCGGCTCCACCCAGTGCACGAGCGGGGATCGCGCTTGGCGATGCAGTGCTCGACGTCAACCCATTCGGGGATGTCTTCAGTCTCCAGCAGCCGCATCGCCTCTTCATGATCACCGCGATCGATAGCCTCGATCAGATCAATCGCCGCGATCTGAAGAGCCGCATGCCGCTCCATGCGCGGCTGCTGCTTCCGCCACTCCCAGTATGCACGAGCGCCGGCGAGGATGGCCTTGGCGTAGGCAACTTGCTTTTCAGTCCCGATCATGATGTCCTCCTCGTTGCTGATGCGCCTTATATAGGGCCAGCGGCCCGCCCTGTCAAGAGAAAAAATGCACATCTGACAGATGCAGCATGGCGGGTCGATCCGCGATCGGCCCGCCACGCTTGCGTATGTCAGGGGAGATCGGGAGCGATGTCCTCTGACAGCTTGACCGAAATGCCACCCCGCTTGAGCTCCCGCAGCGATTTGATCCGGCGCACGCCGAGCGCGGTGATTTCAATCCCGTAGGTCGTGCCGCGCCAGCCATGGTGGCGACAAATCGCGGGGTTGCTGTTTCCTGGGATGCCCTTGCCAGAGAAATCGAGGTCGTATGAGGTCGACCCACTCTCAATGTCGCAGATGCGCTTGAGCGTGCCGGTCGCACCAATCCTGTAAGGGGTAGGCTGCCATTCCTCGGCGTATTTATCCCACACCTCAACAGTCCGACCGTCTGCCGATAGTCTGGCCACGTCGTATTCGTCATCGAATATATGGATACGCATGTCAGTCCTCCTCATTCGCGGTTGCAATG